GGCGTCACACAGACTAGAGGATGGTGATAGGTTGACCGAGGCGCTGGCTTCATATTCGTCGTAATCGATGATCACGGCGGTGCCGGACGGCCCGGGGCTGATGCCGAGGGTGATGGCGGTGGTGTTGGGTGTGGCGCTCCCTCCTGTGTAAAAGTTGGTGCCGGTGCGGTTGGTGTCGCTGGCCCGGTAAACGCCCTGCACGCTGCCGATCGGCTGGGCGGTGGAGACGGCGAGGGTGCCGGTAGTGTTGTGGGTCTCTCCTGTGATTTCGTTGGTGACCAGGGCGCTTGACCAGGACACTTGCTCGGCTCGGGTGTAGCTGACAATAAACAGCTGGCTAGCCTGGGTCGGCACGGTGATAAGCGAGGCGGTGACGGTGCTCGGCGTAATTTTGGCGCCTTTGACTGGCGCTTCCTGCGTCCCGGTGTTGAGCCAGACGCCCTGCACGCTGTAACAGCCGGAGACGGGAATTTCGGTATAGCTGCCGGCGGTGATGGCTTCATCCACCAGGGCCTTGTGCTGGACCGGACGGCCGGTAGAGTCAAACACCTGGGCCCTGGCGGTGGCGATGGCTTCGCCGTCGGCGTCGATGGCCCCGGGGATGACCTGCACTTTAATAACGGGCAGGGTCGGGCGGGTGTAGTCGATCACTTCGCCCTGCACGCGGATGGCGTTGGCGGGATCGTCTACCCGGTCAAAATCGTAATTGAGGGACAAGGCATTGGTGTAGGCTCGAGTGGCGCTCTCGGTGAGGGCGCGGGTCGGGCGGTCGTAGACTTCAAGGCTGAGGCCGTCGGCGCTGGTGCGGACACAGGCGGCACAGGCTTCGGCGATTTCGTTGATGATCTCGCGCCGGCGCTTTTTGCTGACGGTGTAGCGCCCGCCGGGGATGGTCGGGTCAAGGGTGGCCTGCCAGATTACGCCGACGGTGGCGCCGCTCTGATTGGTGATGTCCTGGTGGGCGACCTGGGCAGCCAGGGAGCTGGCGGCGATGTCCATCGGCCAGTCATGGGAGACGGGGCGCCAGTTGTCGAGCACCCCGGCGTAGGCCCGGCCGGAGATGGTGGGGTAGCGGTGGTTTTTGACCACGTTGCCGGATTGCTTCTCTAACAGATAGTAGCTGACCAGCTCGCCGTCGGTGATGCGGATCCGCGCCCGGCCCCGGTTAATTTGTGGGTTGAGCAGGGTGACGAATTCGGCGTCGACGTCGGCGGCGAAGGTGAGGGATACCGTGGGGATCACCTGCGACTCTCCGCTGGTGCCGTCGGTGCAGGACCGGAGCTTTTCGGTGACGTCTTGCCAGGCGAGGGCGGCGTCTTCGATTTCGACCTTGAAGTCGGCGGGGATCATTCGGCGTCAAAGTCCTCGATTTCAATGGTAAACATTTCTGCCCACTGCTGCGCTTCGGCGGGGAAAAACGTGCGCTTGATCAGTCTTGTGGAAGCGAAGGATAAAAAAAGAAAACGCCAGGCTTCATGCTGGTCAAGTGTGTAGACAACCACCCCGTTTTCCAGCGTTTCTTTTGTCAACAAATAGGTTGTTTTTATTTTGTTGGCCTTTGTTAAACCAAGGACCATGGTCATGGTCTGGAAAAATCGAAACATCGCTTCCCCTTCTTTATTCAGTGCGCTCCGCGTCTTCAATGGAGTCGGAGAGTTTGGCAATGTTGAAACTCCCACCTTTGCGTCCCTTGGCCAGGTTGAGTTGATGATATTTATCGATCAGGCGGGCGATGGCTGCGGCTTCATCGTCGATTGCCACAACGGCCTTTTTTGATCCCTCTTCTGCGGCTTGGCCTGCCTCTTTTTGTCCCTCGACCAGTTGTGTGATGTTTTTGATGGCCGTTTCGAATCCGGCGCTTAAATTGTCGAAGGTTTTTTCGACCTGTTTGTCAAATTTCGCGGCGCTGTCTACGGTCTGGAAAAAAGCCTGCTTCGCTTCTTCGGCGGCGGCGTTGAGCTTCCAGCTATTTTCGGAGGCGGAATCATTTATCTGCCGGCCGATGTCGGCTTGCTGGTCGGAAGTGTCAACCCCGGGGATTCGGTGCAGCATCTGGGCCATCCACAATACCATGCCCCGCATGTCCTGAATAAAATTATAGGACCACAAGCGCACTTCGGCGATGACCCACTTGAGCCCGGCGATGATGTCGCGCCAGCCGCCGACGGCCATGATGATTTTTTCAACAACGTTGAGCATGAAATTGAAAATGGCGGGCAGGGCATTGACGAACTTATCGAGGGCGGTGGTTATCCCTCCGCCGATCTTGGTGGCGATTTCCTCGAATTTGCCGCTTTTTTTAAATTCGTTGACCTGGTCGATGACACCCTTGAGGTAACCCTTGATCGCCTGGAACGGGCCGGAATCCATGACGGCGGTACGGAAGGAAAACCAGGCGTCCTTGAGCATGGAGACCATGCCGTCCCAGGTGCCGGCCATGGCGGTGGTGGCGCCCCGGAAACGACTCTCGGGACCGGTCCAGGCTTCCATCAACTTTTTGCGGGTTTCGTCAGCGGAGTAACTGACCCCGGCTTTAAACCCGAGCATGGCCAAAACACCCCGCTCGCGGAACAGATCGGCACTGGCGGCCCCGGCGGAGAGCATGCGGCTGACTTGTTCGGTGGCGGTCTGGATATCCAGCCCCGACGCTGCGGCAAGGTCGCCGATCAGCGGGATCCACTCTTTTATTTCGTCGACCCCGCCGGACAAAATGCCGGAGAGCTGAGTGGCGGAGGCCATAATCTGCTCATACTCGAAGGGCACCCGGCTGGCATACTCGGCCATCTCCTTAAACAGGCGGTTGCCCTCGGCCTGAGAGCCCAGCAGCCCTTGCAGCCTGATCTTGTAGTTTTCCGTTTGTTTGGCGGCGTCGAGAAAAGACCCCGCTAACTTGCCGATGCCCAGCCCGGACAGACCGGCGAAGAGGAGTCCTGTAGGGCTGAAAATCTTCCCCGCCAGGGAACCGATGCCGGACAGACCCTTTTTAACCCGATTAAAAACGCCCTTGGTTGCGTTTTGGGCGCTGATAATCAGCGATATTTTTTTATTTTTGGCCATGGACTGCCTTTAAATAGGTTTTCCGCCAGCAGTGGATAAACCAGCGGGGATATCTGGCCAGGTAGTAGAGGCCTTTAAAAAACAGTCGCAAGGGCGAGACCTTTCAGGCTATGGGAGGGATGAGAAGCATGGGACTTATGGGAAGCCTTTTTTAAAAGAAACCGATCGCGATCCCGCCGGTGACGGTCAGCGGATCGTCCCAGCTAAAGTCACCATCGTCGTCGCCGATGCTGGGGCCTTCGCGCTGCACGTCTTCGACCAGCAGGTGGAGGATGTTGCCGGCCACGGTGCCTTTGGTCATTTCGATGTCTGCCAGGCTACCGGCAAAAAATGCGGTGAAGGCGGCGTCGTCTTCGACCCAAGGCGACAATTTACAGGTGGCGTCAAATTTGCTGGCGAAGGGCAGGTCGCTGATGCCGGTGGAGTTGATCCCACCCCGCTCGCGGCGGGTCATGAGGGACAGTTCCATGCTTTTCATGTTCAGGGCGGAACTGTCGAGCAGCAGGTTGCAACTGGTGCCGATGAGCGGGTCGGTGTCGTCAAAGGTCGGGGTGAGGCCGTCGGTGGCGGCGCTTTCAGCGCAGGTGATGGAGCGCAGGGCGAAGGTGCCCTTGATGACCTCTTTTTCGGTAATGCCGATATCGAGCTTCTCGACGCAAGCGTCGGTGCAGAGCAGCTTGACGCCGTCGAGGAATTGTTCGAGCGTCAGGTAGCTTTCGGTTTCGCTGCCGAGGTGGTGGTAGGTGACCCCGGCTGTAATCACGGCTTCGTCGGCAGGGGCTCCAGAAAAGGCCCGGTGGACGGTGTAGGTAAAGGGGCCTTCGCCGGTTTTGGTGGCCACGCGGCGGACCTCAAAGCTGCTGCCGATGGCGACACGGATCAGTTGGCCGGCAGTGAGATCGAGGGCGCTGTCAAATTCGGTGGTGCTGGCGGCGGCGTCGGCGACGGTGCCGGCGGCGTTTACGGTGGCGGTACCGAGCAGGGTTTCGAGGAGCGGGCCGAATTCGGGTTGAGTGCCGGCGGTGCCGCTTCCGCGTAGTTCGAGGTTGAGGGGGCCTTCGCCCCAGC